CCCCCCCCCCGCCGGTCACCCAAGCCGATGTAGATGGGATGAACGAGAGCCTGATTAACATCGGCATTAACTGCGGCGCGCTGATCCGCAACGCCGATGGCACCGTGAGCCCGGCCCCGTGAGCGAGGGCATTCCCCGCGCTGGTGAAAACCCGCAAGCCTGGTGTGATTTCCAGAATGCGGCGCTGATCCGCGACGATATCGAATGGATCGTTGGCCATGATGGCGGCCTGCACCTGCGGACCAAGCCCGGCGTGCTGGCTCAGCGCATCAAGGCGGAAGATGAGAGGCGCAAGCGGGAAGCGCGCCATCACGCCCACCGGCAGGCCCACCCGATAACGCGCACCGCCGATATGTTTGAGAAGGGGGATTTCTGATGCAGATGGCCTTCTATTTCGGGAGCTTCGCAACGGATGTGGCGCACGCGCAAGCCGGTGCCGCGCTGGGGCAGCATGGCAAATGCCTGCTCGACAAGCGCAAGGTGCCGCGCGGGAATCGCGATGTGGTGCTGACCGATCACGAGGTGGAGCTGGTGCGACAGGTCTATGAGATGGGCGGCTTGTGCCTGCGTGAAGTCGCGGAAAAGTTCGAGGTCTCGAAGCAGCATGTCCACGACATCGTGACGTTTCGCCGGAGGCCTTATGCCAGTTGAAACTAATCCCGAGACCAAGGCAAAGCTCATTGCTGAGTGGCGCGCTGCAACCGCCCGGTATGAGCGGGAAGCAGTCGGCACGCCCGAATGGAGATTGGCGGCGGCTGATCTGAAAAGGGCGCAGGCCCCGCTTCTACCTTATACCCGGACGACTGGAGAAAACCGTGGCTAAGCCCAAAGCACCTGCTCAAAAAAGAGGCAGACCCACCAAGCGCACACCTGCGGTGATTAAGACGATCCTCGATGGGCTGAGCCGTGGCACGCCTCTTACGGTGATCTGCGCGCCCGATAATATGCCGCATGATGACACGGTGCGGAAATGGGAAGTCGCTGACCCGATTTTTTCGGCGGAAGTGGCGCGCGCGCGCGCGCGAGGCCATGATGCTCTGGCGGCTGAATGCCTCGCCATCGCCGATGAAAAGCCTGATCGGGTGATAACCTATCTTGGCGACAACAAGTCTGAGAGCCGGGTGGATAGCGGCGCGGTGGCCCATGCCAAACTGCGGATATGGACCCGGCAGCAGCTGCTCGCGAAGTGGGATCCCAAACGCTACGGCGAGCTGCTCAAGCTGGCCAACGCCGATGGCACCAACATTGATTTGACCGGGCGCATTCAGGCCGCGCGGGAGAGGGCCAAGAATGGCGAGTGAAGCCGATGCCATGCTGGCCGATGATATCGGCGGCTTTGCTTTCGATCCCTATCGCCACGCCCTCTATGCCTATCCGTGGGGCGAAGGCGAGCTGGCGGACATAGCCGGTCCTCGCAACTGGCAGCGCGAGGTGATGAACACGATCCGCGACCACCTGCAAAATCCTGAAACCCGGTTCACGCCATGTCGCATCGCGCGCGCCTCTGGCCACGGCATCGGCAAATCGGCGCTAATCGCCATGGTGTCCAAGTGGGCGCTCGACACCTGCGTCGATACCCGCATCATCGTCACCGCCAATACCGAGAGCCAGTTGCTGACCAAGACCAGCCCGGAGCTGGCCAAGTGGGCCCGGCTGGCGATCACCAAGGGGTGGTTCCGATCCAACGCCACCAGCATGATTTCGACCATGAAGGATCGCGACAAAAGCTGGCGCATGGATCTGGTGACGTGGAGCGAGAACAATACCGAGGCCTTCGCGGGCCTGCACAATCAGGGCAAGCGCATCGTGCTGATCTTCGATGAGGCCAGCGGCATCGCCAAGGCGGTGTGGGAGGTGGCGCTGGGCGCGATGACCGATGAAAACACCGAAATCATCTGGCTGGCCTTTGGCAACCCCACGCTGAACACGGGCGAGTTTCGCGAATGTTTCGGCAAGAAGCGCAAGCTGTGGAACACCAGACAGATCGATAGCCGCACGGTGGAGGGCACCAACAAGGCCTATCTGCAGGAACTGATCGACACCTATGGCATCGATAGCGATGTGGTGAAGGTGCGCGTGCTGGGCCAGTTTCCCAGCGCCTCGTCCATGCAGTTCATCGCCAGCGATATCGTGGAGGAAGCGCGGACGCGCGATCTGGGCCCGGTGCTGATTACCGATCCGGTGATCTTCGGTGTCGATTGCGCGCGGTTTGGCGACGATCACTCGACGCTCGCCATCCGCTCTGGCCGCGATGCGCGTTCGCGCGAGTGGAAGCGCTGGGACAACACCGACGCCATGACGCTGGCCGGTGATATCGCCATTGAGGCCGGTCGCTGGCATCCCGATGCGATCTTTGTCGATGCGGGCAACATCGGCGCGGCAGTGGTGGATCGCCTGCGCCAACTGATCCCCGACACCATGGTCAGCGAGGTGTGGTTTGGATCGAAAACATCGCGGCAAGCGGAGTTCAATGGGATGCGCGTCCGCGTCGCCAATAAGCGCGCCGAGATGTGGACCAATATGCGCGAGTGGCTGAAAGGTGGCAGCGTGCCGGATCACCAAGGCCTGGGCGATGATCTGATCGGGCCGGAATATACCTTCGATGTCGATAACGCGATCCTGCTGGAGAAGAAGGAGCACATGAAGAAGCGCGGCCTGCCATCGCCCGATGATGGCGACGCGCTGGCCTGCACCTTCGCCGAGCCGGTTGCGCCGCGCGCTCTGCCGTCCAGCCGTGATATGCGAAACTACCCGCGTCCGCGTGGCGCTCAGGGCCGGGAATATGATCCTTACGCAACGTAGGGAACCCCATGCCGCAGCCAGCTCCATTTCTTGTCCTGTCGCTTCCACGGTCGCGCTCTGCGTGGCTGTCGAAGTTCCTGACCTATGGCGAATGGGGCTGCGGCCATGATGAGCTGCGCCATATGCGGAGCCTTGACGATGTGCGCGCGTGGTTCTCGCAGCCCTGCACCGGATCGGCGGAGACCGCCGGCGCGCCATGGTGGCGCTTGCTGGACCGCTTTGCGCCGGATTGCCGCATCCTTGTGGTGCGCCGCCCGGTCGGGGAGGTGGTCGATAGCCTGATGCGCCTGCCCGGTATCGTGTTTGACCGGGCCGCACTGACCGCGCAGATGAACCGCGTTGATCGCAAGCTCGACCAGATCGAGAAGCGGGCGCGCAATGTCCTGTCGGTGCGCTTCTCCGCGCTGGAGGATGAGCAGATTGCCGCCTGTGCCTTCGAGCATTGCTTGCCCTATGCCCACGATCACGACCATTGGGCCGCGCTCGCTCCGGTCAATGTGCAGTGCGATATGCGGGCGATGGTGCGCTATGTTACGGCCAACCGGGCGGCGCTGGCCAAGCTGGTAGCCGTGGCCAAGCATACATCGATTGCGGCCATGTCGGCGCGGCCCGTTGCCGATCTCGATGGCATCACCTTCCAGACGGAGCCTTTCGATCAATGGCTGGCCGATGCGCGCGCGCTGTTTGATGACCACCTGACGCTGGTGGGCGAAGCGCCGGGCGATTGGCAGACCAAGAATATCCCGCTGATGCGCCAGTTCGATGCAATGGGTGCGATGCAGATTATGACCGCACGCAGCAATGGCCGGATGTTTGGCTATCTGATGACGTTGATCGCGCCGTCCCTCGCATCCGAGACGCTGATCTCTGCCACCAATGGCACGTTTTACGCCGATCCATCGGTGCCCGGCCTCGGCATGAGGCTGCAGCGCGCCGCCATCGCCCGGCTTCGCGCGCGGGGTGTGGATCACATTTTCATGCAGGCGGGAACGCGTGGCTCGGGTGAGCGGATCGGCGCGCTGTATCAGCGCCTCGGGGCCGTCAACGATGGTCAGATGTTCCGCCTTCAACTGACGGGGGCTTGAATATGGGTTTGTTGGGAGCCGCTGTGGGTGTGGCCGCGCTTTCGGTGGGTGCGTCGCTCTATACCGGGATCACGTCCGCGAACGCCCAGAAGGCCGCGCAGGCGCAGACCATGGCCAATCAGGCGCGGATACAGAAGCAGGCTGATGCGCGCCAACCCAACACTGCCGCGATCATGGCGGCGGCGCAGGCCAAGATGGGCTCCTCTTCTGGCACGAACCTGACGGGCGGCTCTGCCGCAGCCGCGCCACTTGGTGGCGGCAATACCTTGCTGGGCGGATAAAATGGCGGAAGTCTCCGATATCGAGCGGCTGCTGCGTCGCCATTCCAGCATGAAGCAGGAGCGTGCTTCGTGGATGCCGCACTGGCAGGAATTGTCCACCTATCTGCTGCCGCGCAATGGCCGCTATTTCCTGCAGGATCGGGATCGCGGCCAGCGCAAGCACAACAACATCTACGACAGCACCGGCACCCGCGCGCTGCGAACGCTGGCCGCAGGGCTGATGTCTGGCCTCACCTCGCCCGCGCGCCCATGGTTTCGGCTGGGCGTGGCCGATCAGGATCTGATGAAGTCGCAGCCGGTCAAGGTGTGGCTCAACGAGGTGCGCGATCTGATGCTGGCGATCTTCGCCAAGTCGAACACCTATCTGGCGCTTCACTCGATCTATGGCGATCTCGGTTGCTTTGGCACTTCCGCATCGCTGTTGCTCGATGATTTCGAGAATGTGATAACCCATTACACCAGCCCGAATGGCGAGTTCTGCCTCGGCACAGACTATCGCGGCAACGTCAACGCCCTGAGTCGGGAGTTTCAGAAGACCGTTGGCGAGCTGGTGGGCGAGTTCGGCTATGACAATTGCTCGCAGACGGTGCGCGGGCTTTACGACAACAGCCAGTATAACGGCTGGGTATCGGTGGTTCATGTGGTGGAACCGCGCGATCAGCGCGATGCCAGCAAGCAGGATGGCCGGAACAAGAAGTTCGCTTCCTGCTACTTCGAGATGGGCCGCGACCGGGAAAACCAGTTCCTCTCTGAAAGCGGCACCGATAGCTTTCGTGCGCTGGCTCCGCGCTGGGAGAAGCTCTCGGGCGATGTCTATGGGATGTCGCCCGCCATGGAGGCGCTGGGAGATGTGAAGCAGCTGCAGCACGAGCAGCTCCGCAAGGCCAACGCCATCGACTATCAGACCAAGCCGCCGCTGCAGGTGCCAACGGCGTTGAAGAATCGCAATGTGGACCAGCTGCCGGGCGGTATCACCTATGTCGATTCCGCGACGCCCAGCCAGCAAATCCGCACCGCCTTCGATGTGAACCTGAACCTGCAATATCTGCTGGAGGATATTCAGGACGTGCGGGGGCGCATCAACTCCGCGTTCTACGCCGATCTGTTCCTGATGATTAGCCAGCTGCCCGCGAATGGCCAGATGACGGCAACCGAGGTGGCGGAGCGCAACGAGGAAAAGATGCTGATGCTCGGGCCTGTGCTGGAGCGCCTGCAGGGGGAATTGCTGAACCCGCTGGTCGAGCTGACTTTCGAGCGCATGGTGAAAACCAATATCCTGCCACCCCCGCCTCCCGAGTTGCAGGGGGTCGATATTCAGGTCGATTTCATCTCGATCCTCGCGCAGGCGCAAAAGGCGATCTCGACCAGCGGCGTTGACCGGTTCGTGCAATCCATCGGGGTGGTGGCGCAAATGAAGCCCGATGTGCTCGACAAGTTCGACAGCGACAATTGGGCCGATGCCTATTCCGATATGCTGGGCGTGGATCCCGACTTGATCGTCGCGGGCGATCAGGTGGCGCAGGTGCGCCAGGCACGCGCTCAGGCGCAGGCGCAGGCCGCGCACAACGCGCAGGCCAATCAGGTGGCGGATACGGCCCAGAAGGGCGCGTCGGCCATCACGGCGCTGGCTGGCGCAGGTGTTGCGCCGCAGGACGTGATGAGCGGTCTCTCGGGTTACAGCGGATCATAAGGAGCATTTGAGATGGGCTATTTGAAGGTCAACAAGACGCAGGTCACTGCCTATGGTGGCAACAATGCCAAGCCGCAGGCGCTGGATTATGATGGCGCTGCCGTCACGCCTGCCGATGCCACCAACCTGCCAAACGGGATTTGCCGGGGCGTCTATGTGACGGGAACCGGCAATATCACCGGGGTGACGCCTTCGGGCGCGACGGTGGTGCTGACCGGCATTCCGATCAACACCGTGGTGCCGATCGATCTCTCGATCATCGGCGCAACGGGCACCACCGCAACCGGCATTCTCGCCCTCTACTGAGGATTAACCCATGAAACTTGTCAGCATGAAGCGGGCCGATGATGACGACATGGACAGCGTGCCATGGTCATCGCCGAACTATGGCTATGGCCTGTCGATCAGCCTGAACGAGGATCAGTGCGAGGCGCTGGGGATCACCAAGGGGATGCGCGCCGGGGCCAAGGTTTCGGTGCAGGCGACGGGCATCGTCACCAGCGTGAACGAGAGCGTGAGCAACGAGGCTGGCGAAACCGGCACCGATCTTTCGATCACGATCCAGCTGACTGACCTTGGCCTGCAGCAGCAGGGGAAAGCCAGTAATGCCGCTGCTATTCTGTATGGAGACGACTGATGGGCATCGTGAACAAACAGCCTGGCTCCGTTGCCATTTTCGCTGCGGGAGATGGCCTGACGGGCGATATTCCGCTGGCGGACAATGATCCGCAGCGCGCCACCTATGTCTATTTTGTGCCGAGCTTCGTGCCGGGTGCGACGCCAACGGACATTCTTCAGATCCAAGGCTCTGCATCCAAGGTGGTCAAGATCAGGCAGATCCTGTTCTCGGGCATCGCCACGGCTGCATCAAATATTCTGCCAACGCTGGTGAGGCGCTCCGCTGCCAATACCGGTGGCACGTCCGCTGTTCAGGCCTTGGCCAAGCGCGACCCGAATGACGCTGCGGCGACGGCAGTGCTGACCACATGGAGCGCGAACCCAACGGGGCTAGGTGCGGCTGTGGCGACGCTCGATGGGGGCCGCGTTAACCTCGCACCCGCTGCGAACGGAGGCATCGACCGCCTGTTGCTGCAATATGCGTGGCTGAATGAAAAGGCGATCACCCTGCGCGGGACATCGGATTTCATCTGCATCAACCTCGGGGGTGCGGCGTGGCCAGCTGGTGGTGCGCTCGACATCGAAATCGTCGTGACCGAGGAATGACCATGATTGGCCTCCAATCCATTCGCCATGCTTGGGCTGTCTTTCTGGGCCGCGCTCGCATCGAGGCAACCGCAATCGAAACGGACGGCACGGAAGAGCTGCGCCGCCTGTTCGATCACCTGACCTTCGCAACCAAACTGATGGAGTTACCCATGGCCTTTGCTGATGACATCGCCGCACTCGATACCGAAATCACCAACGCTCTCGCCGCCAAGGATGCTGCTGCGGCTGGCACCGTGGCCGAGCTGGCTGCTGCCAACGAGCAGATTGCCACGCTGCAGGGCCAGATCGCCACCAATGAAACCGCGCTGCAGGCCCTGATCGCCAAGTATGCGCCGCCCGCTCCAGCTGCGGTTGAACAGCCTGCCGCCGTAACGGGCTAAGCCTTTCCACATCGGGATAGGCAGGAAGGGCGCTGGCTTCGGCTAGCGCCCTTTTTCGTGCGTCCGCGTGAGATTCTGCGCCCGCGTTAATGTCCCCTCGCATGACAGAAGCTCACGACGATCCACTCGACCTAGATGGCCAGGACAAGGCTTCGGACGCCCGCGCCCGTAAGTCTCGCGCCGAAGCTGTCAGTGAGGCTGACGATATCAAGTGGCTGATGTCCGGCAAGCGGGGGCGTCGCGTCATGTGGCGTCTCCTCGATCGTGCAGGCGTCTTTCGCTCATCGTTCACGGGCAACTCGGAGACCTTCTTTCGCGAGGGTCAACGCAACATCGGTCTGATCTATCTCGGTCAGGTCCATGAAATTGCGCCCGATGCTTACCCGACGATGGTCGAGGAAAACAGGGCGAAACAATGACCGATATCACCACCACTGCGGCAGCTGCACCCATCACCGAAGGCGTCGCCGCGTCAGAAACCAGCGTTGCCGCCCCGACTTTGCTCGACGGCCCAGCGCAATCCAGCAGCACTGCCGCCCCGGAGGGTGAAGGCGTATCCGCAGGCGTGGACGCCAACACAGAGGAGAAGCAACCGGACGATCAGCCGAAAGGCGCGCCGGACGAGTACGAGGAGTTCACGCTGCCGGAAGGTCACACGATTGACCCCGAGGTAAACGCGACCCTCAAGGCTCTCGCGAAGGAACTCAACCTAGACCAGGGGCAGGCGCAGAAGGTGGCCGAGCTTGGTGCTCAAATGTCCGCAAGGTGGACATCGCAGCTTCAGGCCCACATCGATGCGACTTCGGACGCATGGGAAGCCGCTGCCAAGGCCGACAAGGATATCGGGGGCGACAAGCTCGCCGCTAATCTCGGCTTGGCGAAATCCGCACTCGATCAATTCGGGACGCCGGAACTGCGCGAACTGCTGAATGCGAGCCGCCTGGGCAACCATCCCGACATGATCCGCCTGTTGGCGAAGGTCGGCCAGGCAACCAGCGACGACAACCGCATCACGACTGGAAAACCTCCGGCAGCACCGGGCACCAGATCAGCGGCCAGCGTCCTTTTCCCGTCTCAGCAAGGATAACGCAAAATGGTAACTCTCACCTCTGGGCAGCTCACGCTTGCCGACTGGGCAAAGCGCCTCAATCCCGATGGCTCGATCCCGGTAATCGCCGAACTCCTCTCGCAGACCAATGCGATCCTCGAAGACGCCGTGTTCCAGGAAGGCAACCTGCCGACTGGCCACCGTGTCATGATCCGCACCGGCCTGCCCGCCGTCTATTTCCGCTCGATCAACCAGGGTGTGCCGGTCAGCAAATCAACCACCGTGCAGGTGGATGAGGCCACTTCGATGCTGGAAGCCTATGCCCGCATCGACAAGGATCTGGCCGAGCTGAATGGCAATACCGCTGCCTTCCGTATGTCGGAAGACTCCGCCTTTATCGAGGGTATGTCGCAGGCTCAGGCCTATACCATGTTCTATGGCAACCCCTCGGTTGATCCTCGCCAGTATCTGGGCCTCGCGGCTCGTTATGGCGCGATCAGCGGCGCGGGCAATGCCCAGAACATCATTGATGCCGGTGGCACCGCCTCCAACAACGCCTCGGTCTATCTGGTGGTGTGGGATGATGAAACGGTGTTCTGCCCCTTCCCCAAGGGTTCGGTCGCCGGGCTGCTGCATGAAGATCAGGGACAGCTCACGGTCTATGACGCGAGCAATAATCCCTATCAGGCCTACCAGAGCCACTACCAGTGGAAGAATGGCCTCTGCGTCAAGGACTGGCGCTATGTCGTGCGTATCGCCAACATCAACGTTGCCAATTTGACCGCGCAGTCTGGCGCGGCTGATCTGGTCACGCTGATGAGCCGCGCGCTCGATCGCATCCCCAACTTGGGCAAGGGCAAGGCGGCGTTTTACATGAACCGCACCGTCTATTCGATGCTGCGCGTGCAGGCGCTCAACAAGTCGAGCATGGTGTTCGGCATTGAAAAGGGCCTGAACCAGTTTGGCAATTCGACCAGCTGGACCTCTTTCGAGGGTGTGCCGCTGCGCCGCGTTGACCAGCTCCTGAACACGGAATCGCGCGTTGTCTGATTGAGTGGCGCGGCCTTCGGGTCGCGCCCTTCTTCATCACGCAAGCAAGGGAAATTGAACCATGATTACCGACGCAAACCTTCTGGTGTCTGGCACGCTCGCTGGCACCGCTCTCGCTCCGGTGGTGACCGGCCAGACTGTCACGGGTGCCTCCGCCGTGCTTTCCACCAATACCATCGACCTGCTGCAGAACCGCGATATCGGCGAAGGCAACGATCTGGTGAAGGCCCGTATGGAGGTCACCACTGTCTTTGCCGGTCTGACCGCGCTGCAGGCTGACGTCATTCAGGCCGACGATGCCGCGCTGTCCGTAAATGTCACGGTGATCGGCTCGACCGGCGCGGTTCCGGTTGCCTCGCTGGTGGCTGGCGCGCGCTTCGATATCGAACTCAATGCGCGCATTGGCAGCAAGGGCCAGCGCTATCTTGGCGTGCGCTATACCCCGACTGGCACCGGCACCACGGGCGCGGTGGTCTGCGATTTCGGCGATGCCTATACCGATGGCCAGAAGTTCTATCCGAGCGGCTTCACGGTCAACTGATAGCTCTAGCGCGGCGATCCTCTCCCCGTCCGCGCTTTCCTTGGGGCACTCTTTGGAAGGGGTGCCCCATTTTTTCCGGAGTATCTATCATGGCACAATTCAAGGTTCTGGTGCGCTCGTTCATCGACAACCAGTCTTATGAAGCGGNTTCGGTCATCGAATATGATGGTATCCCCGCCGATAATCTCGCGCCCATCGACAAGGATGCAAAGGCGGCTGTTGCGGCTGCGGCTGCGGCTGGCATCCCCACGGCGGTTCCCGCTGACTGGAACCCTCCGCTGGGCATCGCTGACGCTGCTTCCGCGCTGGCCGGGACGTCTGCCGCGCAAAACCCGGCTGCTCTGGCCGCTGCGGCACAGATCATCACCGGGGATGGCTCGGTTTCTGGCGCTCCGGCTCCTGCGGCGCAGTAAGCTGGTATGGCTACGGACGTTGACATCTGCAACATGGCGCTGGCCCTGCTGGGCGATGCGGCAACGNTCACGTCCATAGCGCCGCCCGAGGGGAGCGCGCAGGCCTCGCACTGCGCGCGCTTCTACCCCATTGCCCGTGATGCGCTCTATGAGATGTCCAGCTGGGGCTTCTCGACGGTGCGCGCCAATCTGGCCGAGCTGACCAATAATTTCCCGATGTGGGCGCATGAATACCAAGCGCCATCGAATATGGTGAACACCCTGGCGGTGCTCGATTCTGCCGCCACCGATGATTATGGGGCCCCATGGGTTTCCGGCTATACGCCCTTTGGCGTGCAGAACACCGGCCAGTCTATCTATGAGCCTCAGCCTTATGCGGTGGAGTTTGACCCAGCCTATGNGGTCGAGGTAATCCTGACCAATCAGGCAAACGCCTGCCTGCGCTATACCCAGATCGTCACCGACACGACGCTGTTCTCGCCCACCTTCGTCATCACCCTGTCCTATTGGCTGGCCTCCTATCTCGCCGGGCCGATCATCAAGGGCGATGCGGGAATGTCGGTGGCGCAATCGATGCGGAAGACCGCGAACGAAATGCTGGCGATATCGCGCCCGAGCGATGCCAATCAGGGGATGCAGCGTGTGGCGCAAAGCACGCCCTGGATGGTGGGCCGCTGACGTGCCGAATATTCGCGGCTTTCAGGCCAGCTTCAACGGCGGCGTCGTTACCCCGGAGTTCTGGGGACGCATAGACGATCAGAAATATCAAAGCGGCATGGCGATGTGCAACAACTTCATCGTGCTGCCGCATGGGCCCGTGGTGAATTGCCCCGGCACACAGTTCGTCGCCGCCACCAAAAGCGCAGCACATAAATCGCGGCTGATCCCGTTTACCTATTCGACGGTGCAGACGGTCGCCATCGAGCTGGGCAACCAATACATCCGGTTCTACTCGCAGGGGCTGGCGCTGCTGACGCCCGTGGGCTCTCCGGCATGGTCCAGCGCCACCACTTATCCGGTGGGCGCTCTGGTTACCTCAGGTGGCTTCACATGGTATTCGCAGCAGGCCGGGAACCTCAACCAAACTCCGGCTGCTGGCGCGTGGTGGTATCAGTTGGGCACCACCTATGAGATCCCGTCGCCCTATCTTGAGGCCGATCTCTTCGCGATCACCTTTGTCCAGTCGAATGATATTCTGACGCTGTGCCATCCCAACTATCCACCGATGCAGCTGAGCCGCTACGGATCGACCAACTGGCAGCTGGCGGCAATTTCATTCGGCAACCTTCTGGCTACGCCTGCCACCAGTGCCGTCACTACCGTTCGCGGATCGCCAGCCAGCACCGCCACCAAGACCTATTCCTATGAGGTCACCTCGACCTCTGCGGATGGCAAGAGCGAGAGCGCCGCCTCTGCGGTGATGGTCTCTGCCGCGCAAAACCTGCTCGATGCGGGCGCATACAATGGCGTGAACTGGACGGTTGGCGCGGGAACACGGTTCAATATCTATCGCCTGTCGGGGGGCCTCTATGGCCTCATGGGCATCTCCACGAGCGGCACCTTTACCGATGATGGCTCGATCATCCCCGATACCGGCAATACGCCGCCCATTGGCCAATATCCCTTCGCCAGCGATTATCCGGCTGCGGTCAGCTATCACGATCAGCGCCGCCTTTTCGCCGGGACGACACTGTATCCGCAGAAGGTATGGGGCACGCGCTCCGGCACCGAAAGCGATCTGGCCTATTCGATCCCGGTCAAGGATACGGACGCGATCAGCTTCACGATTGCCTCGCGCGATGTGAACACGATCCGGCATATCGTGCCGCTGCAGGCGGTGGTGCTGCTGACGGCGGGTGGTGTCTGGAAACTATCGTCCAGCGATGGCGGGGCGATCACGCCTTCGACAATCTCGCTGGCGTCGCAATCCGGCGTTGGCGCGAATAATGCCCAGCCGGTGGTTGATGATACCAGCTGCCTCTACATCGCGGCGCGGGGTGGCCATATCCGCGAGCTGGCATTTTCGTGGCAGGTGCAGGGCTATGTCTCGACCGATCTTTCGCTGCGGGCCCCCAACCTGTTCGATGGCTTCGATATAGTGCAGCTGGCGTTCCAGCGCGCACCGACGCCGCTCATGTGGGGCATATCGACGGCGGGCAATATCATCGGCATGACCTATGTGCCCGATCAGGATGTGCGTGCGCTGTGGACGCGATCAACCGTCAACGGGATATTCGAGAGCATTTGCTGCATCGCCGAAGGGGTGGAGGATCGGGTCTATGCCATCGTTAACCGCACGATAGGCGGCGTGACGGTGCGCTATGTTGAGCGGTTCGCGGCTCGGCTGTGGTCGAATGTCGTAAACACCAACTATGTCGATTGCGCGGGCACCTATAGCGGCGCGCCCACCACCACCGTTACCGGCCTGACATGGCTGGAGGGCCAGACGGTCAATATTCTGGCCGATGGCTGCGTGATGCCTCCACAAACTGTGACTTCAGGCACGATCACGCTGACCGAGGCAGCTTCGAATATTCAGGTTGGCCTGCCCATCACCGCGCAGATCCAGACGCTACCGGCTGCCTTCCTGCAGGCTCCCGGCGCTGGTCAAGGTCGCCCGAAGAACGTCAACCGCGTGTTCTTTCGCGTCTCGGGCACGGGCGGTCTGCAAGCTGGACCTGACCCCACGACGCTGGTGCAGGCCAAGGTTCGCACGATAGAATCGCCGGGCTCGCCGCCGAACCTTGTCACCGATGAGATTGAAATCGTCATGTATCCATCGTGGGGCACGGGTGGCCAGTTCTACATCTACCATACCGATCCCCTGCCGATGACGCTGCTCTCGATGACGCCAGAGTTCGCGGTCGGCTCCTGAGCGCAAGGATAGTCCGCGTGGTTACCTCGTGCGCGCGTAATTTGGCGCAGCGCAATCGAGGAATATCAAATGGCTTTGTCGAGTTTGCTGATGGGGAACCCGTCTGGATGGGGCGGCACCAGCGCAGCCGCATCCTCGGCTCCGGCCACCTTCTTCGGCGCAAGCCCTGCCGCGATGGCGCAGGCGGGCAGTGTGCTGGGTATTGGCGGCGCGATCAGCGGTGGCATCGGCTCCTTCTTCTCCGCGCTGGGCCAAAAGAACGCGCTCAGGTTCCAAGCCCAGATGGACGATATGAACGCGCTGCACGCGGCGAGCGCTGGCACCGATCAGGCATCGCAGGTGCTGCAGCGCGGGGGCCAGATGATGGCAACCGAGAAAGCCGGGATGGCGGCGAATGGTGTGGAGCTGGGGGATGGTTCGGCGGCGCAAGTGGTCGCCTCGACCGATACCATGCGCCAGGTTGATGCGAACACCACCGTCAACAATGCGATGCAGCAAGCCTTCAGCTATCAGGCCGATGCCACTTTGAAGCGCGCGGCGGCGAGCGCGATCAGCCCGGCGATGCAGGGATTTTCGACGCTGCTGACCGGGGCCAGCAATGTGGCCAGCCAATGGGCCATGGGCGCGGGCGGCATCAAGAAAACTCCGTTCAAAGGGATGAAGTAACGTGGCTCGTGTCCCTACCTATGACAGCGCGCAGGTCGCGCCGACCGAGGCTGGCGTCGCCGCGCCAGACATCAACGCGACGCAGATCGCCGGGCAGCAGGCTGAAAAGCTGGGATCGGCAGAGGAGGGCTCGGGGAGCCAGATGGCCTATGTGGGCAATCTGCTGCAGGATCAGGCCAATCAGGTTCGCGTGCAGGATGCGGTAAATCAGGCAACCAATGCCGCGACGGCGCTGCGCTATGGATCGGACGACGCCAACGGCATTCACACGCCGGGCTATAGCGAGATAGCGGGCGAAAACGTCATGCACGTCATGGCGCCGGGCGGCACTAAAGCGCCCTTGGCGCAGGCTTATCCGGCGATGCTCCAGCAGAAGCTACAGGATATTTCCTCGACGTTGACCCCGCAGCAGCAGCAGTTGTTCACCGCTCATGCAGGGGCGCTGACGGCGCAGTTTACGAATGAGGTTGCAGCGCATCAGGCGCAGCAGTTCGGGGTTTGGAAAAACACGGTCAACACCGACACGCTGACTTCGAGCGCCAATACTGTAGCATCTGTGCTCCCGCAGATGGGCACTCCGCAATTCGATCTGGTAGCCAGCCCGGCGCTGGTGAATGCCGGGAGCGCGATAGATAAGGTGCTGGCGGGTCAGGGCGTGATGACGCTTGACCCGACAACTGGGAAGCCGATCTTCGCCGATGACGCTTCGCGCAACGTCTATGATACCGAGCGCAAGGCGCTGATGGGAAAATATGTCTCAACCATCGTGCAGGCCGGGGTGAACAATCAGCAGGCCCCGCAGGCGGAGGCGTTCCTCGCATCACAAAAGGATAATCTGGCACCAGATGACTATGCGCGGATCCACGCCAGCGTCGCGCAGGCGGCGGTCGGCACGACGGCGATGACGCAGGCGGACGCCATTACGACGAAGTTGTGGCCAGATCAAACGCAGCCGCCCGATCTAGTCAAGATGTACGCGGCGGTGCGTGCGGCCAACCCTACAAATTCGGCGCAAGCCGATGCGACAATGGACGAAATCAAGAAGCGCTGGGGGTATGCATCTTTCGATAAAGGGCAAAAGGCCGATGCAGCAATAGATGCTGCTAGCAAGGACATCGCCAATGGGAAGGGGCCGAACGACCTGATGGCATCGCCCTATTGGAGCGATATCCCCGGCCCACGCCAAGTTGAGCTTTTGAACCAGTCGCGCAATTTCTCCGAGGCACTAGTCAATGCCGGCGGCGGCAAGGGCTACGATGCCGTCTATGGCTCGGGCCGGTACGGCACGCCCTCGGTGCCAATCTCGCAAATGACCGTCGGCGCTGTTCAAGGTTTCCAGAGCGGGGTGCTGATCCCGGCGACGCGTGGCAAGATCGGCGCGGGGCCGACGATCGGCTCGGGCGCGGTCGGCGCCTATGGCATCAACTACGATACGCTGAAGCAATACGCGCCGCAGGTATTAGGCGCCAAGTGGCAGGACGAGCCATTTGACCAGACCAATCAATTCAAGATTGCGCAAGCGATCTGGAACGACCGCCGGGGCGGTGATCTTCATGCGACATGGGCCTCGCTGCCGCACAATGCGCCGGGCGTCTATGCGAACGTGCCGTTTACCGAAATGGCCGGCACGATCGCGCAAGGCGAGTCTGGCGGCACAGCGCCTTCAAAGACCGATCAGGCGGCGGCGGCTGATGCCTATCTGGCTGATCCATCCACAATCCCCTTGGCCACGCCACAAAGCGGGGCTGTGCTGGCAAGCCAGCTTGGCACCTATGCGCCGCATGTGATCGCTGTCGCCAAGGCTTACCAGAACAGCACTACGAAAGCCTCCTTGCCGACTGGTGAGGAAGTGAACGCCGTCATGGGCGGGCTTGGTCTGACGCTGCCGTCGCCGAAAAATCCGGGGCAATATCAAATATGGGCCAATATTCGCGCATCTCTGGCTCAAGTGATGTTGGCCAATTCTAAGAATGGTCCGATTACCGATCCGACCGAGCGGCTGATGCTGATGCAAAAGGCGGCGGCGCAAACCGTGCAGACCTCAGCCGGGAATTGGTGGGGCTCAAGCGCAGTACCATTGATTGCAGCAACGCCAGACCAGTTAAGCCATGTCGTAGTTCCAGACGATCAGGTGAAAGATATCAGCGATGCGCTCAAGGCCAAGGGCATGGCAGTAAATCCCAACACGATCAGGCAGCGCTATTTGAAGCGCCTTACCAATTCGGAGGCGCAGTAATTGGCTGATAATCCATATCTCGATGACTTGAACAATGAACAGGCCCAGCAGGCAGCGGCGATCCGCGCCAATGGCCAGATGGCATCCGGCACCGCCCCGGATATGTTCGCCAGCCTGCGCGCGACGGCGAAGCAGCTCAACCTGCCCACAGATGCCGTCACCAACGCGCCCGCCGTTCCGCAGCGCCAGATTGTCGGCCAGACCATCGATCAGAATACGCAGGGTGCGCCGGTTGCGCGGCAGGCTTACACCGATGCTGATTTTGCCAAGCTCGGGCATGACGACAGCCACAATGTTGGGCTGCTTGATCGGTTCATGGGCTGGGCTGGCAACTCGCCCATAGCCGCGCGGATCGCCAGCGCGGCCACTGCCGCCTCACCTATCGGCATGGCCAGTAATGCCCTCAACGGCGTGGGTAGCTTGCTCGGATACAAGCCCGGCGATCTGCAGGCATCCTTTGGGCATGGTATGGTGTCGGCGGCATCGGACGTGGTGAAGGGTATCGGCGCGCTGGGTGATATGCGCGATCAGGCCGTTCATTATGTGACTGGCGGCAATCCTATCGCCTCGATGCTGCTCGACCGCACGCTTGCCGCAATAAGCCCACTGGCGGTGGTTCCCGATATGGCTTCGGTGCAGCCGGCGACGACATGGCTCGATTCGAAATCGCAGGAGTTGGAAAACAGCGTCCAGACGCATGGGCGGCTGGCGCAAGCCGCGACGATGGCGGGCGGCATTGTTCCCTACCTGCTATCGGGTGAGTTCGCGCCAATCACGATGGCGCTTTCAGGTGTTGGTCAAGGTGCTGAAGCGGCGCAGGTAGCGGGCAAATATGGCACTGCTGCGGGCAACATCGGCGAGCTAGCCAATGGTGGTTTTCAGGCGCTGGTGGGGCATTATCTGGGCGGCGAAACCTTCGCCAATCTGGCACCGCAATTCGGCGATGCGTTGGCGGATGGGATCGCTTCGCGCATCGGTGGTGGCACCGCCAATGTTGCTGGCCGTGTGGTTGGTGGCCTCGCAGGCGATCTGACGCAAGGCATTACCAATATTGGAGCGCGAGCGCTGGGCGGTGCAGCACTGGGCACTGCCATGCAAGGCGGCTCGAATCTGATCGAGCGGGAGACCGTCAACCCGGATAAGAGCCTGACAGACGGCCTTTCCGATAGCGCCGAGCAAATGGCCATGCTCGATCTCGGGCTGCATGGGCTGCACATGGCTGGGCAGTCTATCGGCACGCGCTACGCGCAGGCGGCGAATGGCGAGGCCGGTGCCAATATCGCCGATGGTCTCAACCTGATTGCCCAAGCCTCCAAGGTGCGTGAACGGGCCCCCGATGTCTTCCACTCATACCTGCAGGCAGTGACGGATGCCCATGGCGCGCCGGATGATGTCTATGTGTCGCCTCACGCCTTTGCAGAGACCTTTTCCACACCGGAGGGGCTGGTTGCCCTCTCGCATATGCCCGAGGCCGTGCAGGATGCCGTGCTGGTCTCTGCGAAGACTGGCGGCGATGTGAAGATCCCCACCGCTGACTTCGGAACCTATGTGTCGGGCACGCCGCTCTATGCCCAGCTGGCCGACCATATCAAGTTCGATCCGAACAGCTTCACGCGCTCGGAAGCTGCCGACATCATGCAGACCGAGGGCCCGCGCGTGCTGGCGGAGCTGGATCGGGTGGTGAAGCAAAAGGCTGCGACCGATCAGTTCTCTGCCTCGCGCGATGCCGTGGAGCAGACGATCAAGGGGCAGCTGGACGATGCCGGGCGGTTCTCGCCCGAGGTCAACGCCATCAACGCCAAGCTGGGCGCGCATTCGATTGCCACCATGGCCGCGCGCATCGGTATGACGCCCGAGGAGTTCCACGCCGCGCATGGGTTTACCGTGGGCGATGGCGAGGCCCGGACGGGGTCGCAGGCGCTGGAGCAGAGCAACCTTGATGGTCTGCGCGCGCATCTCGATAGCCTTGGCGTCGATCATGCCATTTCCGAGCGCGCTGACCGGCTGACCGTGAACAAGATCGTCGTGCCGGATGGCGAGCGCGGCAAAGGCGTTGGCAGCGGTGCCATGAAGGCGATCACGGACTATGCCGACCAGCACGGCAAGCGCGTGGCCCTGTCGCCCAGCACTGACTTCGGGGGCACCTCCAAGGCCCGGCTGACGGACTTCTACAAGCGGTTTGGCTTTGCCGAAAACAAGGGGCGCGGGCGCGATCTATCGGTGAGCGAGAGCATGATCCGCGAGCCGCAGGTATTGAAGCAGGGCGATGAGCAAGGCCCATTTGGCCCGCGGTTTACCCAATTCAAGGGAGATGCTCAGGGCGCTATCGCTCACCTGATGGAGGCCAAGGATGGCGAGGCAGTCGGCGCACTGCACCATCCGGATATCGGCGATATCGATCTGCCATGGGGTGAGGAAGGTTCGGGTAAGAGCGACGGCTATGGCTTGGCCAAACTAGCGCGATATCACCCAGGGGTGCTCGACAATCTACAAGAGTTGATATCCGGGATGCACGTGCGCTCCCGTAGTGATAACCGGATCAACCTCGAAAGCGCGGATCATGCTGCAGGCATTCGCCTAACCTGGGATGACCAAGCCAAGCACTGGCTGGTCACGGCATTCAGGAAAAATGAAGGCGTAGCCGATACGACGTCAGACACTATCGGCTCTGGGGATGAAGGTGACACNGCTCGCTTCACCGACGCCTCGGACGCAGTGGTAGCACGAAANATTGAGGATTTCCACCAGTCGAATTCGGGAGAAGCGCGCGGCCAGTTCATCCCCGACACCAATACCATCAACCTGCTGAAAAACGCCAATCTCTCGACCTTTATCCACGAATTGGGCCATTACCACCTTGAGGCCCTCGCCAATTTCAGCGGCGCGCATGAGGACATCGGCAATGATTTTGCCACCGCGCTCAAGTGGATGGATCCCGACCTGACGCCTGAAAAATGGGCGGAGATGGGTTTCGAGGAGCGNCGTCCGCTGCATGAGCAATTCGCGCAGGGCTTCGAGAAATATCTGATGGAGGGCAATGCGCCATCCCGAGAGCTGCGCGGCGTGTTTCAGCGGATGAGCGCCTGGCTGCGGAATGTCTATCGCGCGGTCAAGGGCATGGGCACCGATCTGTCGCCAGAGGTGCGGCAGGTTATGGATCGGCTGGTGGCGACGCCGGACGAGGTGCGCGGGGCCGAGCGCGACATGAACTATCTCCCGGCCTTCGAATCCAAGCCGGAGTTCATGAGCGACGATCAGTGGTCGGATTATCAGCGCATGGGGCTGCAGGCCACGCTGGATGCAACCGAGAAGCTGGGAACGCGCACGGTCAAGGATCTGCAGTGGCTCGAAGGGGCGAAGTCGCGCGAGCTGAAGAAGATGCAGGCGGACAACGCCGGGCTGCGTAAAAGTGTCCGGGATGAAATAGTGCCGCAGGTGATGACCGAGCCGGTTAACCGCGCACGCGAGTTTCTGAAGTTTGGAAGAATAGATGGGCAGGCGATTGATGGCGATCATAAGCTGTCGATTGAAGGGGTGGCAAAGGCGCTTGGTTTCGAGCGCGCCAAGGCCAATGGGCGCGCATCCAAGGCCCCCCCCTTCGAAAAGCGCGGCCAATCGCTTATCGAATGGATATCGCGCAACGGCGGCATCTGGGATGGCGGCGGCGATGATGCGGAGTTTAAGGGTGGTGATCTGAAGGCGATGGGCCTTGGCGAGTGGCACAAGGATAAGCCATTCCGCAAGAAAGCCATCCGCGATCCCTCGCTGGGCCATGGTAATCGGGGGGCCGATACGATCCAGACCGACGCCATCGGTGCTGGTTATTTCCCGGAGCTGGCTGGGGGGCAGCATAGCTATGAAGATCTGCATGATGTCAGCCACCTGCATAATGCGATCAATGATGAGCTATCGGGCAAGCCGCGTTATGCCGGGATTGGGCAGGCTGATGCTGGTGAGCATCCCTACGATCATGAAGAACAGGCGGCTGAGAAGAAGTTCTATTCCGATTGGATTGAGGAAGCCGCTGAAGAGCATTTCGGGATCGACAAGGGGACGCTCGACCCTGACTTCCTGGAGTATGCCGGTCGGCTGAAAATGGAGGGTATGGATGCCAAGACGGCATTCATGAAGACCGTCAACGATTACGCTGCCGATGCCATCCATGAAGGGTTTGAAGAGGACGGCGATAACGAGTATGGGAATTACAGCGATGGCCAAGAAAATCCCTCCGACGCCGATGGGCAAGATGGCGCTGCTGAGGCAGATGGCTCAGAATCCGCGCCTGTCGGAGATAGCGCGACACCGCTCGACGGTGGCGGCGGACTTGCTGGAAAAGATCACGCCGAAGTAAAGGCCGCACTCGGCTACGGCAAATATGGCATTCTGGCGCGCGACAAGGCGCTTGATCCGGAGATAGTCGCCGATCAGTTCGGCTATGCCTCTGCCAAGGAAATGCTCCACGATCTGGTGACGGCCCCCACGGCAAAGGATCGTATCCGCGACCTGACCGATCAGACCATGCTGGAACGCTATGGCGATGTGTCTGACCCCAAGCGCATGGCGGCGGCGGCGCTGGAGGCTGTCCACAATGACGCGCGCGGGCGCTTGCTGGCGACGGAGTTCTCGGCNCTGGAAAAGGCGCTGGGCCGCAAGTCTGACCTGCGCGANGCGGCCAAGGACATGGCCGAAAAGGTGGTTGGCGACATGAAGGTGGNCGATCTGAANCCGGATCGCTTTCTGGCGGCAGAGCGCAAGGCCGGTGAAAAGACCGAGCGCGCGATCCGCGATAATGATCTGGAAACGGCGGCGGCGCAGAAGCGGGCGCAGATCCTCAATTTCCATCTGGCCAAGGCAGTTGATGCCGCGCGGGACGAAACCGCCAAGGCGCTTACCTATTTCAAGAAGCTCGATGCAGCCGGGCCGCGCAAGGCGATGGGCGGCGAGGCGGCGGCGCAGATCGATGCCATCCTTGATCGCTATGACCTGCGCTCTTCCACCACCAACAAGGAAATAGCCGCGCGCCAGACGCTGGTGGAATGGGCCGCGAACCAGACCGCGCAGGGCTTTGATCCGCAGATCGATCCGGCCCAGCTGAATGAGGCCAACCGGCAAGCCTTCCGCACGATGACGCTCGACCAGGTGCGCGCGCTGCGCGACACGGTGAAATCCATCGACTGGATAGGGCGGCAAGAGCAAAAGGTTCTCGACGGCCAGCGCAGGATCGCGCTCGACAAGGCCGTGGATGAGGTGATCCACAACACCATCGATATGCCGAAGCTCAAGGTTTCGGACGTCCGCAATCCCGATATTGGCGGCAAGGGGCTTGATCGGTTCTCGGGCAAGTTCATGAAGGCGCAGAGCTTTGTGCGGAGCGCTGACGCGGCGATGCTGAAGCTGGAGCAGCTTTTCGACTGGCTGGATCGCAAGGATCTCAATGGCCCGTTCAACCGGCTGGTGTTCCGGCGCTTGGCGGATGCTCAGGGTGTCGAGAACGATATGCTGCATGAGATTGCCGGGAAGATGAGCGATCTGGCCGAGGCGCTGCCCAAGGATGAGCGCAACCAGCTGGCTGAACGCTTCACAGTGCCCGAGCTGATCGATAGCAAAACCGGCAAACCCTCGATCCTCGCCAAGTCGCAGCTGCTGTCTATCGCCCTCAATTCGGCGAACGAGAGCAATTTCGGGAAGATGCTGAGCGGCGAGAAATGGGAGGCGGCTGACGTCAAAGCCGCGCTTGATCGCCACCTGTCGTCGGCGGATATCGACTATGTGAATGGCGTGGTGCGGACGATTGAAAGCCTGTGGCCCAAGATCAGCGCCATGCAGGAACGCCTCTCCGGTGTCGCGCCGGAGAAGATCGAGGGTCGGCCTTTCGAGCTGGCTAATGGCACGATTGAGGGCGGCTATTTCCCGGTGGTCTATGACCCGACGCGCAGCCTTGGGGCTGAACGCCATGAAGCGCTGGATGCTTCGCAGCGCGCCGATCAGATGTTCGATGCCCAATATGTGAAGGCCACGACCGCCAAGGGGCATACGATAGAGCGCACGGGCTATTCCGCGCCGCTCCTGCTCGATCTCAACGTGATCCCGCGCCATATCAGCCAGGTGGTGCATGATCTCGCCTATCGGGAGGCGATCATGGATGCGGATCGCTTCCTCTCCGATAACCGCGTGCGCGGGGCTATCACCGAAACCATGGGCAAGGAATACTACCAGCAGATACGCCCATGGCTGAAGGCCATCGCCAATGATCGTGTGATCGATCAGCAGGGACAGGCATGGTTCGACAAGATATTCCACTGGGGTCGCACCACGGCCACGATGGTGGGGCTGGGCTTTCGCGCCTCGACCATGCTCATTCACGGCACGTCCGCCGCATCGAACTCGGTTGGTGAAATCGGGGCCGATTGGATGCGGAAGGGCATGGCCTCGTTCATCGGATCGCCGGACAAGATGCGCGATGCCTATAGCTTCGTGCAGGAGCGCTCTTCCGAAATGCGGAATCGGATGAACGAGGTGGATCGCGATGTGCGCGAGAGCCTGCGCGAACTGGAGCTGCGCTCGGCTCAGGGTTCCACCGCGCCCCTGATGCGCGCCATCGACAAGGGCCGCTCGCTGGCGTTCTGGGGCATTGGCGCGATTGATATGGCCTCGGCCATGCCAACGTGGATGGGGGCCTATCTCAAGGCCATGGAAGCGCCGGAGCGGGGTGGTCAGGGCCTGAGCGAGGATGACGCGATCTATGCGGCTGACAAGGCGGTGCGTAACGCGCACGGCGGCACCGGGGTCAAGGATCTGGCACGGGTGCAGCGTGGCAGCGAGGCCGAAAAGCTGTTCACGATGTTCTATTCGTTCTGGAACCACGTCTACAATCGCCAGCGCGATATCGCTCGGGACGCGATCAATATCCGGTCGGTGGGTGATTTCGGCAATGTGCTGGCGCGCTCGTGGTTCTATCTGGTGATCCCCCAGCTGCTGCATGGCCTGCTGAAAACGCCATCGCAGAACAGCCAGAACGAGGAGGGCACGGGCACCAGTTGGCTGCACTGGGCCGCGCAGGAAATCGGTTTGGGCTTCACCTCGGGCATTCCGGTGCTGCGCGATCTAGCGAACGGCGTGGCGGAAAAGGGTTTCAACAAGGAGGCGTTGAACGATGCGGCTTTCCACACTCCAGCGGCGAATGCCATCGTCGCGCCCGGTGTGGCCGGGGTAGATGCTTGGCGCGCCGCGCATGGCCGTCCGGTCAAGAATGCCGGAAAGGATATCGCCAACGCTGCTGGCGTCATTTTCGATCTGCCCCTCGGCCAAGCTGGAACGACCGGCCAATACCTCTGGGATGTGATCGACGGCGACCAGCGCCCGCAGGATATTGGCGATTGGTGGAATGGTGTTGTTTACGGGAAGCAGAAGCATTGAACCCGCGTCCGCGTGGCATGGGCTGCTCAAGGTAATTCTGGCGCTGACCTTACGGGAGCGTCGCCTTGTCCATTTCCAATACGACACGCCGCGCGGGCCCGTTCGCCTGCAATGGCTCGACCACCGCCTTCCCCTTCACCTTCAAGGTGTTCCTCACCTCTGATGTGGTGGTCACGCTCACCGATGTGAACGGCAATTTGACGGTGCTCAATCTGGGCACGGATTATTCGGTCTCGCTCAACTCGAACCAGGATTCGAACCCCGGTGGCACGGTGAACACCACCGCCTCATGGGCGACTGGTTACTCCATCACGCTCACCAGCGGCATCCCGGCGCTGCAGTCGGTGGTGCTGACCAATACCGGGGGCTTTTACCCCGATGTGCTGAATGGCGAACTCGACCGGCTGACGATCCTGATCCAGCAGGTATCGGAAATCCAGAGCCGCACGCCTTACGTGCCGGTGTCATCTCCTGCTGGCATTTCGCTGGCCCTCCCCTTCCCGCAGGCAACGCAGGTGATCGGCTGGGATGCGACCGGGCTAAAGCTGACCTCCTATAATATCTCCTCGCAGATATCTGCGGCTTCCGCGTCCCTGCTATCGTCCGGCCTCTATTACGGTGCCACCAGCACCACATCGATAACCATTGCCACGGGCTCGATATCATTCACGGCCTCGCTCAATTCGATGCTGGCAGTCGGTCAGGCTGTGACGATGGCTTCGACCGCCTCGCCGACGAACTTCATGACCGGCCAGATCACGGCCTATAACCCGACCTCTGGCGCGATGACGATCAACGTCACCTCGACTGGTGGCAGTGGAACCTTCGCGGCGTGGACCATCTCGATGGGCACTGCGGGCCAGCTTACGACCGCTGGTGGCACGATGCTGGGGCGTCTGGTCGCGGTCGCATCCGCTACTGGAGCGGCGGGGTTCAATATCCCGCATGGCGCTGCGCCGACCGCACCGGTCAATGGTGATATCTGGTCTACGACCAAGGGGTTCTATGGCCAGATCAACGGCGTCACGATTGGGCCATTTCTAACGACCAGGATCGCGGCGACCGTATCGGCTGCGACGATCACGCCGAACTGCGACATCACCACGCAGCACAATGTCACCGCTCTGGCTGTGGCCGCTACCTTTGCCATCCCCACCGGAACGGCGACCGATGGCCAAAAGCTGATGATCCGCATCAAGGATAATGGCACGGCGCAGGCGCTGACCTGGACAACTTCAGCGGGTGGCTATCGCATTGTCGGCTCGACCCTGCCGACCACGACCGTCGCAAACAAGCTGCTCTACATCGGCTGCATCTACAACGCCGCAGACGCCTTCTGGGATGTCGTGGCCGTGAACCTGCAGGCATAAGGGGCGTGGCGATGATCGAGACAAATTGTGCCGTCTGCCAGCTCGCCGATGGGCTGGTGGTGAATATCATCATCGCGGTGCCCTCTGATCCCGCGCCGGATGGTTGCCAGTTGATCGAGATAATGAGCCTTCAGCCATGCGATATAGGCTGGGCTTGGGATGACACCGCCTTCAACGCTCCGGTTGGGGACGCATAAATGGCTACGACCAAAACCATCCTGCTCACGAGCGGCACTAGCTGGACTCTGCCCGCCGATTTCGATGTTTCGCAACCGGCTGCTGTCGTCTGCATCGGCGCTGGCGGTGGCGGCTCGGGGGAAGTTAGCACTTCTCGTGGCGGCGCGGGCGGCGCGGGCGGCGCTTACACGGCATCCTCGCTGACATTCACCGGCCTTTCCCCCGGATCCTCTTCCATCTTCACGAGCATTGGTGGCGGAGGCAGTGGCGGGACGGGCACTGGTGGCACGGGCGGCGATAGCTGGCTGAACTGGAACGGGACGACCAGCACCAATAGCGCGCCGACAAGTTCCGCAACCGGTCTTTTGGCCAAAGGCGGCCCGGGTGGCGGCACAACTGGCGCGGCGGTGGCGGCTGCTTCAGCAGCGGCGAGTTTCGGAACAACGGTTTTCGCAGGCGGTGCGGGCGGTGCATCTGGCACAAGCTCTACCTCAGGCGGCGGCGGAGGGGGTTCGGCTGGTGCGGCAACTGCTACGGGATCAGCTGGCGGCGCTAGTGCTAACTCCTCAGGTGGTGGTGGTGGTGGCGGCGGTGTATCCGGTGTAGGCGCAACGGGCACGGCAACAGCCGGTGCAGGCGGTGTCGGTGGTGCGGGCACAACTGGGTATACGGCGGGCGCGGCGGGCGCTGCGGCATCGGGGCACTCTGCGGGCGATGGTGGCGCGGGCACTTTCGGTGCTGGCGGTGGCGGAGGCGGTG